GCCATGGCAAAATTATCGCTCTAGAAGTATGTTATAGATCTCATCGACACGCGAGTTAAGTCGCTTAATCTCAGATAGTAAATGAGTAATGACATAGCTTGATAGACCACCGATGATGCCGATGGTTGCTATGTAGAGCGTAAAGAAATCTTGCTGTGTCATTCGACCATGCCAAACGAATCGTCTTTAGGATTAAGCCAACGCAATACAGGTGGCAAAATTGATGCCACACCTGCATAAGCTAAAGCTTTAGGGTCAGTCACTCCCGATGCCGCAAGTGTGAGTACAGCCGCAAGGAAGGCTCTTACCCATGATCCTGACATCTTCTTTAATTCGTGCATTACTGGCTCCTAACATAGGTATTTGAAAAAAAGCACTGTCATTGTCAGCCTTTTTCGTAAAGCTGATATGCGCGTGCTTAGTGTGTTTGTTAGCCCCTGTGTATTTCCGCCACTTCCATCCGAGGATAGGAGAGGCAATTCTGCCGTTGAAAATGATGTAGGCAATTCTTTTCTTTGTATCAGACTTTGCATACTTTCGAATCTCATCTGCAAGATCTGGCATGATCTCGGGCTTCGATCGACCCGATAGGTCAGCGTCCACATCGATAGCACGAACCCACCCCTGAGCATCTGGAATATGATCAGACTTGCCAGCACGCATGTGCCGTATATCTGCGATCCAACCGTCAGACGCACGATCACGCTCTGGGAAGGAATCATCAAACTGTTCTCTTAACTGACTTGCAGCTTTAGAGAGTTTCGGCTTGATGTTCGACATGAGAACATTCCCATCGCTTTAAATTACTTAATAACAATTCATCATGATTACATTGAGGCATTGGTGCAATAAAAGCATCATCAATAGGATCGTATGTAAATCCGACACTTGCATAGTTGTATCTAATTTTGTTATTGTATGAAGTGCGCTTACAAGTTTGACCTTTAAAATTTGCATACCAAGTCTCAGGATCTAATCCTTCAATTAGCTCAGTTTCATCCACGCCAGCAATAACTTGTGTAACTAAATTATTTTCATCTAAAAAAGCGTAATGTGCCATTATGCCCAACTCACATTTCCTGTGCCTGCTGTGATTGTCGTTACTTTAAATCCGCCTGATGGACTTGCAGTTGTTCCAGTTAAACCTCCACCGATTGTAATGGTGCGAGTATCTGTGTATTTAAGAATGACAACACCTGATCCGCCATTACCACCAGAGTAACCGACACCAGATGCAGCTCCGCCGCCGCCTCCGCCACCACCTGTATTTGCTGTACCAGCAACTCCATTATTGGCTCCACCACCACCAGTTCCAGTGCTACCAGAACCTGCGCTTCCACCAGTGGTCAAAGCACCACCACCACCACCGCCAGCACGAGTAACAGATGTTCCCGTTATAGAAGATGCAGTTCCTGCACCGCCAGCACCACCTACAAAACCTATTGGGTTGCCAGCACCACCTACTGCACCAGCACCGCCTCCTGCTCCACCTGTACCAGATGCACCTGCTCCACCTGCATTACCTTGTAAAGCAGTTCCTGAACCAGCGGCTCCACCGCCGCCACCGCCGCCTCCGCCAGAACCACCAGTTCCTCCAGTTGCGCCTTCACCAGCACCTGCTCCACCGCCAGTAGATGTAATTGAAGAAAAAACAGAATTGTTACCAGCACCACCATTTGCACCAGCAGAAGAAGTTGCACCTGCTCCACCTGCTCCGACGGTGACTGTAAAATTAGTACCAAGAGCGCAAGTTAAAGAGCTCGTCAAATATCCACCAGCACCACCACCGCCGCCGTTGCGACTTCCGCCGCCTGCTGCACCAGCTATAACAAGGTATTCAACAGAAATTGGAGCAGGTGCTCCACTTGATGCAATAATTCCAATTAAAGTGTTAATCATTACGCAATGCCACCAACGACCGTCCATGAGTTTGCAGCAAGTTTAATTGCAACGGCAGACTTATAGCGAGCAAGGACTGGAGACCCGATAGTTGCTCCTGCGCTTACTACTGTTGTTGTCCCTGGAGTTGCCGCAGTAATAGTTGTAACTCCTGCACCCTTCATGTAGACAACCAAAGTTGTGCCTGTAGGAAATGCATAAGTCGCGTCTGTTGGAATATAAAAACTATTAGAGGATGCGTTGTCCATTGTCACAATAGAATTCAAACCATCTGCCTTGACAGCTGTGTAAGTAGTGCCAGTCTGTGCATTGACAGTAAGACCAGCAAACTTTGTGTCAATGTCCTGACCAAGTTCCGCGATAGCAGTTGCACCGTTTTTGACAAGGTCGCTTGATTGCGGAATATCAAAGCCGAAGTTAGTTGTTGTTGTTGCCATTTAGGTTAGTGCTCCTGTCGCATTTGTCCATGTAAGTGTAGCATTTACGCCAGTCCAAATTAGTGAGGCTGGCAATACTGTTTCCCATTGAGTAGTTGATAGTGAGAAGTCTGTAGCTGAGATGTAGAGGGTTAAGTCCACATAGGTAGGCGTAGCCTTCATGACGATGTTCTCAACAAAGCCGTCAAAAAATCCGCCAAGCATGTTGGCAGGTAGATTTTGAATAACTACAGGCTGACCAAAAAAGACATTGATTAAACTGTCAAGTAGCGCGCTAGGCATATTGGGATTGTCAAGTCTAAAAGTGATTGCTTCTAGTGAGCCTCTAGGAGTCTTTCGTAAGTTTAACTCTCTGCTGCCGATAGCAGTGATGTCAGTTAAACCCTTGATGTTTGACTCAAAGGATCTCTCGTAAAGGCCGTAGGTGGCAATAGAATCGCTATCAGAGGTACTGTAGGTAGAGCCATAAGATGCGCCGTACTTATAGATAAGGCTATTACGGATACGGGCAATTTGAGTGACAGTCTTTAATGAGCTTGGTGAGGCGTAATCGCCATCTAAACTAGTAAAGCCATTGGCAATAAGATAAGTCGATCTGTGATCGGCATCGTCATAATTAACCTTGCCAGTGTTAGTCTCATAGATCTGGCCTAGAGCAGATGTAGCAATCTGATTAGCAAGGGTTGAGCTCTTATCCGTTGCAGAAGCTGCAAGATTGACCATAGTGTAAAAACCTGAGTCAATCGTGCCTGCTGTAGTTTCAGCATCTGCCCATGTGGTTGTGGCTGGATAAGTATCCCATGTAACTAAAGGATTTACTTCTGTCCATGCAAGGCTAAGAGCTGAGCCCAGAATGGCTGCAATCTGTGCACCGTCTAAACCTTCTGCCAGTGCTGTGTTATAGATGTTCTTTGTAAGCCTTGAGAGGCTGCCTACGCCTAGGATTGTTCCATAGGTAATGTAGCCAGTTTCGTCTGGAGATCTGACTCCGATCGAGAAGTCTGAGACCTCGCCAGTAAATACTGTGACATAAGTGCCACTAGAGTTTTTAAGTTCTAGGGTTATTGTTTCAGTGACATTAATAGTAAAAGGTGAGTTATCTGTATTGATAATTTCTACTCGGCAGTAACCTGCTGTAGGTTGCTTGTCGATATCTAAACGACCAGAAGCAAAAGATACAGAAGTTACAGTTGTATAAACATCGTCATCAACTGTCACGCGCCATGAAGGTAACCATGCCATTAAGCAGTAGCCTGTAACTCTAAAGTGCCTCTATTTTGTGCATCGGTAAGTACCTGTTGGATAGCCTCGGCTATGGCGTTTGGATCTCCTATGCCTGTATTGACAGTGATCTCGATCTTTGATCCGCCTGTGGCATTACCAGCATTGTTTGCTAAAGCTTGCTCTGCTGCCGCTAAAGCTGCTTGTGCTGCTTTGGCTTGCTCGGCAGCTTGTAATGCCAACATACCAGCGTTACGGGTAGCAGAATCATTAGTGCCTAAGAGACCAGTTGCATCAAATAATGCCGCTGCTGCATCTGCTGCTTCTTTGTAAGCTGCTGCCTCATCTGCCAAGCGAGCCTTTAATGCTGCTAATTGTGCAGCCGATTGAGCAGTAAGTGCTTCTTGCTGCGCTTTTAATTGTCCTGCAAACGCATCTTGCTGTGCTTTAGATCCTGCTGTCAATGCATCCTGTGCAGCTTTAGTTTGTGCATCCAATGCATCCTGCTGAGCTTTAAGAGCTGCTGCCGCTGCCGCTGATGCCGCTGATCCAGCTGCGCCAAAAGATGAATTGAATTCGGTAAGATTGGGCTTTATTATTGTGGTGGAAACATTGTTGGCAAAAGACGACCACTCTTTACCACTTGCTTGAATCTGTGTGCCTACTCCAGCAATGGAAGCAGTTAAGAGATTGATCGAAGCTGTGATTGGATCAATTTTCCACATACCAAATGGATCTTTAATTTCCATCAATTTGATTGTTGTCAAAAGAGTACTAAGTTCTTTTGACTTTTCTTGCGCTACAGTCAAAGCCTTTTGGTACTTCTCGATGTTAGTGAGGTTTTCTTCCTCGATCGCCTTCATGAGCTTTAGGCGGATCTCATCTTCTGCCGAGATCTTGCCCTTTAGGGCTGCCTCAATCTGGATTTTCTGTAAGTCAAAGACTGCTCTAGCCTTAGCAAGTTTCAAAGAGTCTTTGTTTGCCTTTAAAATTTCTTTTTGTACCTTGACTTGACTGCTGCCGACTGCTTTAGTTTGTGTTTGTCCAGAGACAGTCATGCCAGTACTGAACGGCTTAGGTGCTGTGCGTGATTGCTTACCTAGTCCAGACAAGCCTTCAAGGTAAGAACCTACAATAGGAATCATTCCTAGTTTAAGACCAGAAACCCCGGGAAGTGCTTTTAACTTCTCAGTTAAGACTCCAACGCCGCGAATCAGATCTGCCGTAAACAGTGCTGCATCTTCCATGCTTTTAGCC